CATTGGTCAAGCTGCAACTAACGGAAGTATCGCAGCCGTAGATAACTCCGTAATTTTGCCAACTGTTGTAAGCATGGGTTTTGGGCAACCTGCTGTATTTCAAAGTACAGCAAACGTTTGGATTAAAAAAGTTGCGTATTATCCGCAGACATTAACAGCAAACGAAACACAAGCATTCTCCAAATAAGGATTTACTATGGCATTGACTAAAGCTACTTACTCAATGATTGAGGGTGCGGTTGCAAACGTAATTGATTACGGCGCCGTAGGTGATGGTGTGGCAGACGATACTGCGGCTATTCAAGCGGCGCTTGATTTTGTTGGAACACAATTTCCCGCTGGTGGAATGGTGTATATGCCTAAAGGTTTGTACTTAACTAGCGCAACAATCAACATGAATTACGCTAATGTGCAATTATTTGGACAAGGCACAGGCGTAAATCACAATGCTGGCGGCATACCTAACCAAGACGGTTCAACGCAAATTATTGGTAGTCATGTTAATGGCGCAGTTATTAGAGTTTGGCAAAAAGGCTGCATATTAAGAAATTTTGTTGTGTCTTCTACAACTACCCGCAGAGCTGCAACTTCTGGGACAAACGTATATGGCATTTGGTGTGAGGCTGTAGATACTTTTAACAATAATTTTTTTGAAACACCTTTCCGCACTACCATTGAGTTTGTTCATGTAACAAAACAACCGTCACACGGAATTTTGTTAATTGCTGCCTGCGGTCAGTCGGCGGTTAACTATTGTGATATTGACAATTGCGATGGGCATGGTTTAGTCATTGATGCTGGTCAAATAACAGGAAGGGTATTTCCAGGACGCCCAGGTCAAATTAATCTACTTAGCATTAGATCAAGCCGAACTGGTGGTTGTGGGATTAAAATTGGTGATATTGCAAACGGGGTCAATCGCCCGTATCGTATAAACGCCAATATGATGGAGTGTTTTTATAACCTTCAAAACCCAACAGTGTATAACGTTGACGGGAAACAAGGTGCAATTTCCGGTCTTATGGACAATTGTGATTTTATTAGCTGTGCAACTGGTGGTTATGTGCTTCCTGCTAACGCACATAATGGAATATACATTTTAGGTATATTTAATGTTATTCGCAATCACCGTTTTATAAACTGCCAACCATATTGTGCATACGTTGATGATGTTTTAGCGCCATACGGAACTGTTGATATTAGATTTGAAACACTTTATATTAATAACAGTGGTGTTCCAGATGGATATTACAATCCAGCGGTTTACGTTAGCCCAACAGCTAGTAATGTTAAAGTTAGCGCAAACACATATGGTGGTGAAGTAGCTTCTTTGCTAGACATACCAGCATCAAATTACGCAGAATCAGAGTTTAGAAGAATTAAACAATATACCGGTGTTTATAACTCAAATTATAGGTCGTGGGATTCTTTTAATCTCAACGATGACCAAGCAGGATATTTTACAATTGAATTTGGTAATCAAGGCGTAATATTAATTTCCGGAAATGCAGCATCAGCGCAAAGCGGGATGGCAACATACAGAGTTGGCGATGCGTTTTCTTTTTGTTCTGAGTTAAATGGCACAGCAAACTTTGCGACGACTACGGGTCAATTAACAGGTACAACCGGTGCAGATGGATTTTTGACTATTAGTGCTGATACTGCTACCGACCGTATTTATGTTGAAAACAGAACTGGCTCATTAAGAACTTACGCTATTACAAATCTTTCTGCTACAGGTTTTGTTAAAGACTTTACATTGGTATAAACATGATCCTAGACTCTTTTAACATTCGACCAGAAGATTGCCATGAACCATATCCTTCCCGCCCTAGCCATGCAACTTTTACTCGCTCCCTTCTCGTGGTGGGCGGGAGCGTTGTTTGCTGGTGGTTATTATATTGGTCGTGAAATGGCGCAAGCTGAACACCGAGTCATTCAGGCTTACTACGATGGTAAACGGTCAAAAATGCCTTGGTACGGAGCGTTTGAGCGTAGAGCTTGGAATCAAAGTGCAGTATTAGATTTTGTAGCACCTATTGCTGCAACCACAATTGTGTTAATAATCGTTAAATTGGTAGGCTTACAATGAACCCGTTAGACATCCATTTAAAATTTTCAAACGAAGCTACTGCCAAGGCTTTGCTTGTTGAGACAGGTGTATGGCTAAAATCTACTGAAGAAAATGCCGTTATATATCGCGATGCGCCAAATTACCTGACTGATGTTATTGGTCTGATCTACAAACCTACAGGCAAAAAGCTGTTAGATCAAGATGGAATTAAGTATGACGAAACCGCTGACGTAGGCGGTTGGCACGTTAATATGCGTGGTGTATTACCCGCAAAACTTAAACAGTATAAAATTACAGTGTTAGGAATTCCTCACCGAATTTGGGATTAACAAGTTATACTTTAGAAATAAACGTACTGGTGCGTTCACCAGGGTTTCTTAGGAAACAACAAAATGTCAGACGAAGTAAGCCAAGCGGAAGTAAATCCCGCGCCAGAACTGGAAGCTACGGTAGCACCAGTATCTGAAGTACAAACGCCGGAAGTAGACCAAGACCAGCAACCAGCCAAGACCTTTAGTCAGGAAGAACTGGACGCCGCGATTGGAAAACGGCTCGCAAGAGAGCAACGTAAGTGGGAAAGAGAGCAACGAGCGCAACCACCTGTGCAGCCAGCTACTCCCGTAGCGCCAGATCAGTTTGATTCGACAGATGCGTATGTAGAAGCACTAGCAGCGCAAAAAGCCGAACAACTTTTGGCACAACGAGAGCAGCACAAGCAAAGGACGGAACTTCTAGAGTCGTATCACGACAGAGAGGAAAAGGCACGGGAGAAGTATGACGACTTCGAGCAAGTCGCCTATAACCCAAACCTTCCAATCACTGATGTGATGGCTCAGTCGATTCAAGCATCTGATATTGGTCCCGAAGTGGCTTACCACTTAGGCGCTAATCCGAAAGAAGCTGAACGCATCGCCCGCCTATCGCCAATCTTGCAGGCTAAGGAAATTGGTAAGTTGGAAGCTAAATTAGCCTCTGATCCACCAGTTAAGAAGACATCTAACGCGCCAACGCCTATTAGTCCTCTCACTGCCAGAAGCTCGGGTACGCCCGCATACGATACAACTGACCCACGCTCAATCAAAACAATGAGTACGTCAGATTGGATCGAAGCTGAAAGGCAGCGTCAGATTAAAAAGCAGGAAGCGCTACGCAACCGCTAACTTACTTTTAGGAAATTATCATGGCTAATAGCCTTCTTACCATTGACATGATTACCCGTAAGTCTCTCGAAATCCTCGAGAACAATCTGGTACTCACACGCAACGTAAACCGCCAGTACGACGACTCCTTCGCTGTTGAAGGCGCCAAGATTGGCTCGACTCTCCGTATCCGCCTGCCCGATCGTGCGCTGGTAACTGACGGTGCTGCCCTGCAAGTTCAGGCAGACAACGAACAGTTCACAACGCTGACTGTGTCTAGCCAAAAGCATATCGGCGTGAACTTTACGTCTGCCGAACTTACAATGCAATTGGATGACTTTGCAGAGCGTGTCTTGAAGCCTCGCGTTTCGCAGTTGGCATCTTCGGTTGACGCCGACGTTGCGACTTCGTACAAAGGCATCTACAACACAGTCGGCTCACCAGGCACTACGCCTGCGACTTCCTTGGTTCTGTTGCAAGCTAACCAGAAGCTCAACGAATTTGCCACTCCGATGGATCAGCGCTACGCAACGGTTAACCCCGCTGCCAACGCCGGTCTGGTTGAGGGCATGAAAGGTCTGTTTAACCCAACCGGCACTATCAGCCGCCAGTTCAAGAACGGCATGATGGGTGAAGGCATTTTGGGTCTGGACGAGATCAATATGTCTCAGTCAATCAGCAACCACACGAACGGCGATTGGGGCACTGCCATCACTGTGACGTCCACCGTCGCAACTGAAGGTCAGTCAACATTGCCAATCAGCTTCACTGGTTCGAGCAAGACATGGAACGTGGGCGACGTATTCACCATCGCTGGTGTGTTCGCTGTTAACCCACAGACACGTCAATCGACAGGTAGCTTGCAACAGTTCACAGTGACTGCTGCGGCAACTGGTTCTTCGACAGCTACGCTGAACATCAGCCCAGCTCTGTACACAGCCGGAAACGCCTTGGCTACTGTGCTTTCATTCCCACAGGCTTCTGCTGTTGTGACGATGGTTGGTTCGGCTAACACCGGCTACCCACAAAACCTGATCTACCACAAAGATGCCATTAGCTTTGCTACGGCTGACTTGTTGTTGCCACAGGGTGTTGACATGGCATCCCGCCAAGTCCACAACGGTATTTCGTTGCGTATCGTGCGTCAGTACGACATCAACAACGACCGTCTCCCTTGCCGTATTGACGTGCTGTATGGCTAACGCCATCCGTCCCGTCACTGCCGTCCGTCTCTGGGGCTAAATCAGTGGGGGCTTCGGCCCCCATTCGTAACTTATTTAAAGGAAATTTATCATGGCACTTTCTAATGGCACAGGCGGTTATCAGGTCGGCGCAGGCGCAACTGACGAAGCAATTATGTTCGTTCAGGGCGCACCTACTGCATTGGCTGCCGCAGCAACCGCAACGGCTGCACAACTCCAAAATGGTCTGTTTACTTTTGACGGCACCGCTGGCAACCTTACATTGCCAACAGTTGCTGATTTAGAAGCAGGCATGCCTAGCGCACAAAAAGTCAATTCTGCATTTGACTTCTTTGTTGTCAATACCGACGCATCCGACGCCGTCACTTTGGCTGTTGGCACTGGTTGGTCTATTGTTGGTGTGGCGGCTGTAGCTGCTGTAACTTCAGCTCATTTCCGTGCGCGCAAGACCGGCGACGGTTCGTGGACTGCATACCGCATTAGCTAATGTAGCACCCCCGTCCTTCGGGGCGGGGTTTTAAAAAGGAAAAATTATGGCTAATACTAAACCTATTGGCGTAGCTTTTGCGGATCCAGAGCTTGTTTCTGGCACTACAATTGCAGGCGCTGTTATTACTGGTTCTACAGTTAGTGGTACGTTTACTTCAACTGCAACAACTGATGCTGTTGTGGCTAACGCTACTGCTGGTTTGTACTTTTTGAGTACTGCTATCACAGCCAACTCAACTACCACGGCAGCCCCAAAAGGGTCAATTGGTACGACTTCAAATGCAACTGGTGCAGGAAAGATGTTTATTTCTGATGGCACTAAGTGGCAATTTGCTGCTATTACTTAATAGGGCGGGGGCTATAAACCCCCGTTTCAACTTATGATCATTTATCTACAACATCCCCAGCACGGTCAAAAGGTCGCCACTTCCGATATGGAAGCCGAATATGATGAAACAAATGGCTGGGTGCGGTACAATCCCGATACGCCTGAAGTTGAAGTAGCGGAGCCAGTTAATACGCTAAAACGTCGTCGTAAAACTACGGAGTAAACATGGCCACAACAGCCAATGACCAGATCAACGGCGCTTTGCGCTTACTCGGCGTGTTGGCTGAAGGTGAGACTCCGTCAGCAGCGACATCGCAAGACGCACTTGTTGCGCTGAATCAAATGATCGACAGTTGGAATACTGAGCGTTTAGCCGTATTCTCGACCCAAGACCAAGTGTTTAGCTGGCCTCCAGGCTTCTACGAGCGCACACTGGGACCCACGGGCAACTTTGTGGGCAACCGCCCGATCTTGGTTGAAGACTCGACATACTTTAAAGACCCTGCGTCTGGTATCTCCTACGGTCTTAAGCTGATTAATCAGCAGCAATACAATGGTATTGCTGTCAAGACCGTGACCTCGACCTACCCGCAAGTCATGTGGGTCAACATGACTTACCCAGACATTACAATGACGGTCTACCCCGTGCCTACCAAGGTGCTGGAGTTCCATATTGTTTCTGTGGAAGAGTTAACAAGCCCCGTCAGTCTGTTTACAAACCTAGCGTTTCCACCAGGCTATTTACGCGCTTTTAAATATAATTTAGCTTGTGAGTTTGCCCCTGAGTTTGGCGTGGAGCCTAGCCCCACGGTATCCAGAGTGGCTATGACGTCTAAGCGTAACTTAAAGCGCATCAACAACCCTGATGACATTATGTCAATTCCTTATTCGATTGTTGGAACGCGTCAGCGCTTTAATATTTTTGCTGGTAACTTCTAGGATTAATTATGGCAAACTTAACCATACCCCAATTACCAGCAGCCACCACTTCGGCTGGAACTGACTTATTGCCTGTAGAGCAAAGCGGCGTTACTAAACAAATGACTAGAACAGTCTTGTTGACTGATGCTACGTTAACTACACCTATTCTTGGAACACCCCAATCAGGCACATTAACGAGCTGTACGGGTTTGCCAATTATTGCTGGCACTACTGGCACACTTAGCGCAGCGCGAGGCGGAACAGGAATTACAGCACTAGGCACAGGCATTGCTACATTTTTGGGTACACCTTCTAGCGCTAATTTACGCGCTGCTGTAACGGACGAAACAGGTACAGGCGCATTAGTATTTGCAACTAGCCCGACTTTGGTAACACCTGTGTTGGGCGTAGCTACGGCTACTTCAATTGCAACTGGACCTATATTTGGAACAATTCAATCCTTATCAGGTCCAGGTGCGGTAAATATTACAAGTCTTGCCACAGCATTTACGTCTACAGGTACGGGTAATGCGTTGACGCTTGCAGATGGCGCACAAGGTCAACTAAAGACAATTATTTACGTTGCAGAGGCCGCTAGTGGTGATACTGGTGTTTTGACACCAACCAACCTTGGCAGCGCAACTACCATTACGTTTAATAATATTGGTGATTCGGTGACTCTCCAGTTTGCTGGTACTGATTGGTGGGTCGTTGGATTCCGTGGTGCTGTGGTTGCGTAACATATGAAAACACCAATCTTAGGGTCGGCATATGTT